ACCATTCTGGTTATAACTCTTGAACTTTATTGAACAAAAGAGGAGCACTGCCGATTTAATTGCGCTGCTTTTTTACTAATAACCTTCCTAATGAGAGTGATTTATGCAGCAATTGGAAATATGACTTGAGGACCACTCGTATCTCTGTCAAACAACAATTGCGCATAAGGATGATTGAGATCATCACCTAACTTGATCGTGGAAATAAGTTTTTTCCACTGCACTTGCATATCAGTATTCCAACCATACTGTTCATGTAAATGATAATCAACTTCGGGAGTTCGATCATAAAAACCACTTATCTTCATCTTATGTTCTATATAAGCATTAGAGAAGACAGCTTTATGCCCTTGCGTTAACTCAAGGACACGGTCAACCACCACTTTAATTGGAGGAATAAAATTGCATTGTTTTTGTAAACCCAAAGCAACACCTCTCATTAGTGATTCACGTGAAACACCTAATGGAGGATTTATAATGTAACCAAATTTAGCCAAAACTTTTCCAGGTTTTGGACCAAAAACAGGACCATTAGATGTTTGATATAATCTATTGGAACAGAACTCTACTTCATCGTCCTTCCTATAAATTGCTTTACTATCAAAACCCAACTTCGCCATTCCTGTTTGCCATTGGAATTCTCCAGTTTCCTGATGAGCCAAAACATTATCATCACCTTGTAATATCATTACAATTGAAGATCTTGCTTGTTTGACTGTTTTACCTGTAAATTTACAATACAAATACAGATGAGAAATTCCATTGATAACTGAATTAAAAAGGGAAGTAAAGGGATCACCACTCTTACGTGTTCCATCAACCTTATACTTCAATCCATGATGTGTGAAACCATGAGTTTGAGTGTTGGAATTCATTAAATCCAACACCGCTCGAGGAGCTCCAAACTGTTCACACAACCAGACTTCATACTGACACCATGGTTTCCTGATTGAGGTATCAAACTTACCTAAATCATCTTCCAACTTGCGCCAGCCCTTCTTATCAATGGATTGAGCTAGCACTTCTGCACTAAGCCCGGAAGTAAAACACAAAAAATTTTTACTCCCCCAACGACGTTTAATTACACTTTGTAAAGCTGCTATCCAAGGACCAACTAAAC